GCGATATCGTGGAACGGATCGGCGAAGTGCTGATCGGCGTTCATGCCACGCTTGGCCGCTGCCCGACCCATCAAGGCTGCGACGCGAGGGTCCATGTCGGGCGTGGCCGCGAACGCGAACTCGGAGAAGGCACGGGCAACCTCGCCTGGTTGGGCGATGTCGGCGAGTTTGCGAATCTCGGGCGCGTTGTACACACGCTCCATGTACGTCGGGTTTGGTCCGGCATCTTCTGCGCCGGGGACGCCGAACCGCTTGCTCATGCCGAGCGTCTGGTCGTAGAACGCGGAAGACGCGGCGCGGGCTTTCTCGATGCCCGGATCGGCGGACGCGATGCCACGGGCGCGGTGGATGCCCGCCTGTTCCATGAAAGCGTCACGGGCAAGTGGCTTGCGGCCCTGCGACTCGGCGTAGTCGCGGTGGGCCTTGTATGCCTCGGTCATGGATCGCTCGATCAGGGCGTCGCGAGCCTCGACCTTCTTGGTCTTGGATGTGCTGGCGTCGTAGAAAACCTCGCGCCCCTTTCGCGGGATCGGGTCGTGTGCAAGGCGTGCGGCGAGGTCGCGGAAGGTCTGCACTTTGGACCCGCCCACGATGTCGCCGATAGTGATGCCGCCGATCGACGCCCGGAAGGTCTTGCCGAAAAGGTTGAACTCTTTGTACTTGGCGAGCGCTGGCGGGGGAACGTCTTGGATGCGAGAGGCGTCAAAGTCGCCGGCCTTCTTCTTCTCGCGTCGTTCAAACTGCTTGAGTTCGATAGTTGCCTGGTCCTCAAGCGAGAGATGCTTTCCTTCTGCCGAGAAGGCCGCGTTTGTTTCTTGTGCAGCGGATGCACGATCCCGCGTGAACAGTTCGCGCAACTTGCCCATTCGGTTCGGGCTCTCCGCCGCGCCCTGGATAGATCGCTCACGGGCCATGTCATAGGATCGGATGGCCTTGGCAACGCCTTCTTCGGTGCCCTTGCCGTCCTCCCAATGCGCCGCGGCCATTTTGGCGATGTTCTCAATGTCAGCGTGGTATCGCGCGTCGCCGGATTGGACCGCTTTGCGGACAAAGGACGCGGCCTCGCCTGCGGTCTTGACGCCGGCACGCACAGCGCGAAGGGCCATTTCGTAGGCGTAGTTCACGATCTCGTCGAAGATGACCGTGGCGCCAGACGTTCGGCCTCGCGGGATGGCAAGATTCTTACGTCGGGCTTTGGCCGCGTCGATCATCTCAGTGAGCTTGCCTTCCAGTGCGATTGTCGGGCGTGATGCAACGGTGTACGCGCCGGGAGATTGCGATACGACGGCATATTCCCGTCCGTGAACATTCTTGTTGAGGTCGTCTACTAGCGCACGGGCCGTTGAAAGATCGACGCTCTCGCCCTTGAACTCGGCGTAGCTGTAGTTCTTGGACACAACATCGTCAGGCGTGAGTACGGGAACTTCGCTCGTGATATTGAGGCCGGACGATCCAAGCCCTTCCGTCGGCTTTGGCGTGCCACGCTTGGCCGATCGGAACGAAATGCGTTCTTCCGTTGCTCGTGAAACGTACTCGTGCCGCATCGCCGGCTGCTCGCCTTCGATCTTGGCGATAACGTCGGCGGAAACTCCGTCGGCGTAGTTGTTCTTGATTGGTGCGACAACGTCATCCACAACCGTCCGAACTTCCGGGAGTGGCATTGCCGAAACTTCGTCGGCAAGGCCGTCGATACCGATGGACTGTGGCTTGGGGGGTTCGATGACAACATCGCGGTGCGCTCGCGTAAGAACTTGCTCGGCCTTGCGTTTGGAAAGGCCGAACTTTCCGGTTAGATCGGCGACGCGATCGTCGTGCGAAACAGAGCCCCAATCGCCAGACTCGATAACCGTCTTGGCGTAGTTGAGCGCTTTGAAAGTTGGGCTCTGATTCTTCGTGTCAAGTGCGATCTCGGCGTCAATGGCGTTGATGTCCGCCTCGTCTTTGAGCACGCTCTTGAGAACGTCCGGGCCGTCGATCGTGTCTCGCACGCGCTGCGCCGACGCCTCGATGATCTCGTCGGCCTGTGCGATAGTGGTGCGGCCCGCGTCGGTGACGGACTCGGGCGGGACCGTGCGGAGAACCTCGGCCTCTCGAACCGTCTGGACACGGCGTGCCGCTTCGGAACTGTCTATCGCTAGCCGATCCTGCACAGGATTCCGACGCCCGTGCATCATGCTGAACGCTGCACCCTGAGCGAAGGAAAGCCAGAAGGCGTCGCTGATCTGGTCGCTTGTGGCGTCCTGTGCGGTCGCGGCAAGGGCTGGTCCGATGGCGCTCGCGGCACCCACAAGCGGGCCTCGCGCGAGCCTGCCCATTCCAGCCAATGCCTCAGACGCGGCACCGAACCCGGCGCCTCCCGCGAACGCGCCGAGCACGTCCGCGTTGGTCGTGAATGGGTCTTGGGTGGCTCGGTACGCCTCGATGGTGCCGAACCCCGCCGCGCCGAGTGCCGATTCTGCCGCGATCTTGCCCGTGCGGGATAGGCGTGCAAGCGTTGCCGTCTGGCTCATGCCACCCGTGGCAAGGCCGAGCGCGAGGTTGGACGGCTCCACGATGTCAGCCAGCGCCGCCGCCGCGAACCCGGTCACGCCGGACGCGGCAAGGGCCTGACGACGTTCCTGCGTTTGCAGGAGATCGTTCCTGATCTGGTACGCCTGATCGGTCGAGCGTGCGTCGGTGAACCTGCCCCACACGTCGGGCGGGAGTCCTTCGGAGAGTTGCTTGAAGAGTGGTTCATCCAACTTGAAGTTGGAATCGTCTGGAAAGACCCAGTTGCGGTACAACTGGCGAACGGCGAAGGCGGGTGCGGACTCCTGTGCTCGGTTGTAGAAGTTCTCGAAGAAACCTGCGCCGCTCGCTTCTTGCTGTGCGCGGTCGAACGCCTCACGCTTCACGCGATCTTCTGGCGTTGGGGCGACGGGAAAGACTGGGGCGAATCGTGTCAAGGAGTGAACCCCCTACCCAACAGTTCCATCGGACTCGGCTTCTTTGACTGGCGGATGAGGAAATCGCGTTGTTCGGTTTCCCATCTCGTGTAGGCGCTCCCAAGATCTTCGTAGGAGAATGTGACATCGTTGATGGAATCGGTGAACGCGACTCCAGGCTGCCCCTTCACGACAAGCTGCCAGATGTTTGCGTTGGGGTCTGGTCGGAGCGTGAGGTTTTCTGTAGTGACGCCCTTGGACTTCCCATACTTTGCCACGTATTCGCCAGCGATCTGGTCGAATATCTTGTCCATGTTCGCCTTCATGCCGCCGGGGAAGTCGGCTTGGGCGAGGTGGTAGAACCCGTTGACGGAAACAAGGCGAGGAGCGTACTCCTTCATCGTCTCTTCGACGGCCTTGTCGGGTGCGAGAGTCTTGGACTTCATCGCCACGATTGGAGACAGGACCGTCAGAAGTTCGCCCGTGTTCTCGACCGGCTTGGCGTTTGAGAACGCGCGTTGAAGCCAGTTTGGTCCAACGTCCTCGATCGCATTCTTGAGCGTCTTCTCGTCCACCTTAGTCGGGGCGTTGAACGACTGGATAGCACCGAGCAACGCCTGCACGTCGGACACGGGCGTTCCGCCACCAACGCCGTTGGTTGTCTGCTGCATTCGAGCGGCGGTTGCGAACTTCTCGATCGTGGCCGAGTCGGTCAAGCGGGTCGCGTAGTCGGCCTTGCCCATCGCAAGCATCTGCTTGTACGCACCAAAGGCCGTAAGCACGTTGGCCGTTGGCTGGTCGGCCACTTTGCCATTGGAGACATTGAGGCTGTACTGACCAAGCGACGACGCCGCCGTCTCAAACAGGTTCTTCCACTGCGGGACAACGTATTCGCTATTCGTGGCGAGCGTGATGTTCTCGGTCGTGATCGGTGGCACTCCACCCTTGGGAGCCAGTCGCTTCTGCATCTCTTCGTCGATGGCCTCGTTGCGGGTCATTTGGACCGTGCGCTTTGTGCCGTCGTCGAGCGTGATTTCCTGCTTGAGATTGGGAACGGACCACGCGACACCGGCATCAATCGCAGAACCGACGCCAGCACGGAATGCGTTCTTGATCTCTTCTTCGCGGGCCTGAACAAGAGATGCTTTGGACTGATTGAGCGCCGCCCGCTGCTCCTCCTCGATGCCCTTCTTGATCGTGTTGGCCTTCTCGCCGTCCAGCACGCCCGTGTCCACGAACCCCTGCAACGTGGCGAGAGCGCCTTGGTAGTTCCCGCCGTATCGGTACTGGCCGATGACGTTCTCGGCGTTCTGCGCACGCTGGGCCGTGAAACGCGATTGGGCAACCTTGTACTGATTCTCCAGAATCCCCTTGTCGATCGCGTAGGACTCGGGGAGTTGGTCGGCGACGGTCTTGTACTGGTCGCTACCCTGCTCGGCCAGCCGTTTGGCCGCGTCGAACACGGGCTTGAACCGCACGCCCTCAGGCAGATTCGAGAACGACTCGTTCAATGTCCGCACCACGTCCGGGGCGGATGATGGATCGGTGTACGCACGCGAGGTCAACTTGTCGAAAATGTCCGCCTGCGTCCGCTGCTCCTGCACGACGCGGGCCTGCTGCACCTCGCGGGCCACCATCGTGCCCACGCGACGGCGTAGGGCGTCCTGATAGTCCTTGTTCTGGAGCGTGCCGCGCGTGGCGACGATCTGGTCTACGAACGTACCGAAGTTTGCCGGATCGACCGTGACCTTGCCCGTCTGAATCTGGGCACCCACGTCGGTCGAAATGTTCGTCGCGTCCTGCTCGGCGAGTCCGATGTTGTACTCTCTCGCCCGACGATCCTCCTCCGCCGCAACCTGATCGGCCTCGGCCTGTGCCGCTCGCCGCTGGGCCGTGTCCGTGCGGATCAGGGACGCCGCACCGCTCGCCACGCTGCCGATGCCTCCGATGATGCCCATCACCTGCTCAAGCTCCGCCGCCTGCTTGGACAAGCCGGGCAACGGAACCACACCGGGCGCGAGGAGCCGCTCGCGTCCTTGCGTCAGGTCCACCGCGTCAAGGGTGGGCCGTGCAAAGGGTCGTCCGCTGGTTGGGGTGCCGTACATGCTCATTAGGTGATGCTCGCCTGCTGGCCCGCCGTGAGGTTGGGATCGGCGACGCGGTTGGCCGCGCCGATGGATTGACCGAGTGACGCGATCGAAAGGCCCGTCTGGGCACCCTGCAACCCGCCAAGGATAGCCGAAAGGAATGGGTTGCCACGCTGGGCGTCAAGTCGCGAGATGTCCGCCTGAGCGCCCGTCTGCACCAACGCCTTCTGGTTGACAAGGTTGGTATCGAGGATGCTGAGATTCTCTTGCAGGTCGGTTTCTACCTGCCCGTAGAGATTGGCGTAGTCGGCCTCGCTGATGCCCGCCGCCGCTGTGTTGACGCTGAGCCGCCCTCGGGCTTGGGCCGCCTGCCGCTCGCGTAGGAGCCGCTGCTCGCGTGCCGCCGCGTCCAGTTGGCTGGACTGGATTTCGGCACCCTTGCGCACGCTGTCCTGTGCACGCTTGGCGGCGCTGGCCTGCTTCTGCTGCTGGATGAATCCGATGCCTGCCGTAGCAGCACCGAGCACGGCGGGGATGAGGAACAGCTCGGCACCCGTGGCGAGTGTCTGGGGGACCATGCTGATGAGGTCGTAGATCATCGCGGCCTCGTCGAAAGAGAGCATTCAAACTGGACGCCCGTGACCGTCACAGGCCACGGGTAACTGGCGGGAGATTGGACTCTGAGGAGCACGTCGTCGGACTCGGCAAGCACCAGCGCCCGCTGCGTCTTGTACTCGTTGAGGCCGAAGGAACCCACGCCCAATGTGTTGGTGAACGTCTCGCTCCCCGACCGACTGTCCGTCGTCGGGTGCCGGGACGCACGGGCAAGGTCGAACTTGATCGTGTCCTTGACGTGGACCACCACCTCGCGGATCGTCACGGCGTCGCTCATTTCCACCTCGCCCCGTTCGTTCTTGGCGTATGGCTCGGGCAACACGGCGTCCAACAGGTAGCCCTGCCCGAGCACGGCAACCGCGCCGTCGTAGTCGCCCCCCGCCGTGAACGTCGTGTAGTTGTTTGTGCCGAGCGTGAGGCCCGTTCCGTCGCCGCGATAGAGGGCGTAGTTGAACGGTCGGGCCGTTGTGAACGTCCAACTCGTGTACGTCACCGTGCCCGTCTCGCCACTGGCCGCCGACACGGTAAGGGGAATCGTGAACTTGTCCGCTGCGGTCTTGGTGATCGTGTATGTCCCATCCAGACTGGGCATGGTGCCAGATGAACCGCTGATGGTGATGCGATCGCCCGTCAGAAGCCCGTGGGAGGCGCTGGTCTGGATTTCCGTTGTCGCCGCGACGGTTGCGTCGATGATGGTCTTGGTCGTCGCCGTGCCCGTGCTGGACTCTTGGCAGTCAAGGAATGCCGCATACTGCACGTCCGTCCCGCTGTAGGTGACGTTGTGGTTGGACACGGGCAGTATGGACGACTTCTCGATGAACCAGTAGGTCGTGCCGCCTAGCGAGTGCCCCCTCAGCATGTACATCGAGTTGCCGAACGCGCACACGTCCATCACGTTCTCGTTGCTCGCCGTGTCTCGATAGGTGAGCCGTGTCCACGCCCGCTGCAACACCTCGCGGTCACGCCCGAAGTAGGTGTTGTATCGGAACAGGTCGCTCCCCCGGTAACTCGTGGTCGAGAACCGCGTGCGAAGGATCAGCACCGTGCCCGATTGCGGGTCGCACACGATGCTCTTGACGCGCGCCATGTCGCCGTTCTCAACCTTGGTCGTAAAGAGCAAGTCCCGAACGTGCTTGCTCACGTCGGGGGCGTCACTGGGGCGGTACACCTCGTCGTAGGTCATCTCCCGCAACTGCGCGGCCTTGTCGTTGACGCCGGTAAAGTACACCAGATTGTCGGAGACGCACGGGCGAGCGCCGTCGGTCGCGTAGCGGGTCAACACCGGGGCCGTCGCCTTGGCCTGCGTGAACGCATCGCCCCGCGTGCCGATGTCGTACTGGATGCCGTTGCGCCCGAACGCGAGGAGCACGCGACGAACCGTCGCCAGATAGTCGATGTCGGCCAACCCCTCGCCGAGCGTCATGGCGAACGGGTCGCTCTCGACGATGTTGGTGGGGTCGGCGAGCCACAGGTCCGTGAGGTCGTTGGCCTGCGAGAACTGGACGTAGGGACCCGCCGCGAAGGAAAGCCGACCCTCAAAGACCGCGAGGTCACGGATCTTCTTGGACGCCCGTGCAAAGGACGGAGCCGGATTGGATGTTGGAGTCCCGGACTGTCGCTGCTTCCACGTCTCCACGTCCACCGCGAAGGCGGCGTTCGCGTAGGCCGTGCCTGCCGTTCCCGCGATGGTCGTGTTGAGTCCGTTGATCGTAACGGTGGTGCCGCCCACCGACGCGATCGTGTGCGTGCCGTCGATGGACGGCGTGGAGTTGGTCCCCGAGAGCGTGATCGTCTGGCCAGCAACCAGCGTGTGCGTGCCGATGGTCACGACCGGGTTGACCGCGACGGTGATGCCCGTCACCGTGTACGGACCCGACGCGCTGTTGGTCTTGGTCAACTTGACCGGCATCGTCGTTGCCGTCCACTTGGCGTTGTACCACGTCGCGGATTGGCTTCCACCGATCGCCGTGACGTTGACGGGGATCGTGAACGTGGACGCGCCGGTCACGGTCACGACGTAGGTGCCGTCGATGGACGGGGTGATGCCCGTGGAGTTGGCGAATGTCACGTAGTCGCCCGTGGTGAGCCCGTGGGCGACGGCGGTTGTGAGCGAGGTCGGATTCGCCACCGTCGCGGCATTGACGCTGCCCGTCGTCTCCGCGTACGCTGGCGTGGCCTCGGTGTTGATGAGGTACGCCTTGTCCACGCTCCCGCCGATGCGAAGGCGATCAAGGCTCGTGGCCGTGGTGTTGAGGTAGGTGTTGGCGTCGGTCGAGATGCTGACGTACGCCTCGCGCAACCCGCTCCGACCGCCCGGTTCGCAAATGCGGACGATCGTGGAACCCGACGTGGTTCCGTAGAGCACGACGTAGACCTCGTTGGTGGAGTACGCGAGGTCTTTGAGCCGGTAGTTGCTCGTGTCGTCCAGGCTTGATCCGAGATAGAGCGTGCATTCCGAGCCGGGGCGCTTGGAAAACCCATTCTCCTCCACCGAGAAGATGGCGTTCTCGGCGTAGGGCAGGTGGTTCTCAAGCCGCGCGTGGGGCGGGAGCATGGAGATGCCCTGCGCCAGATTGGTAACCGAGCGTGAGAACCGACGCGACTTGACCTGCTGACCGAGCGGGATGCGTCACCTCCTACTGACCTTGCTGACCCTGCGGGCTGGACATGAAGATGGTCTTGCCCTCGACCTGGTTCTTGACGCCCTGCGTGTTGGGCTTCTGGGCCGTGGCTGCGGCCATGTCGCGTTCCTGGGCGTAGAACTTGTCCATCTCACCGTCGCCACCAAAGCGGCGCTGGAGTCGAACCGTGGCTTCGGCGAGGACCGCCTGCTGCAACTCGGTCGAACATTGCGAAAACTCGTTCACCACATACACGTCCCACTGGAACGTGGACCCGTTCGTGAAGACCGAGTTGCTGGCGTCCTCAAGGCTGTACGCCTTTCCGTCCACCATCGTCCACCGACGCCCTTCGTCCTTGCCGCTGGGCACGGCACGGATGCAGTTGGCGTACTTGTTGGTGCCGGTCGTGGCGAAGTTGATCTGGTTGGAGCCGTCGCCCGTGATGAGTTGATACTTCATCAGCGTGCCCTCGTGCTCGCCCCGTGATGCGATCTCGCGGAGCACCTGGTCAAGCTCGAACTCGATCTCGGAACACTGCGACGCGGTGTACGTAAGGCTCGGCCATGAACCGGACGAATCAAGCGCCGAGAATCGCCGCCCCTTGAGGGAGATGACGATGCGGTTGACCGCCTCAAGTTTGGACATTCGGTATGCCATGATTACTCTCCGATCCAAAGGTCAATGAGAAGCGTGACGGCGGACGCGGTTTGTGGCGTCCAGACGGTGAACGTGTCCGCGCCACGGAGTTCGTACCACTCCAGCGTGGCCGTGAGCCTCGGGTTCACATACTCGTTGCGGACGGTCGTGCCGCCTGTGATCGTCGTTGTGCCCGACGAATAAAGCTTGTACTTGCTCATAAACGTCGAATCCGACTGGGCGTTCTCTGGAACGAACGCCGTCTCGGAACCGAAGGTGATGCCCGAGTTGGTGTTGTTCACGATCCCATAAACGGGAACGGGGAACGTCGGGGCAGAGGTCGTCACTTCCTTCACGCGCACGCGCACGAGTCGATCGTGGTTCGTGAGCGGCGACGAAAGGTTTGCCAGCGTCGGGATGAAAATCTGTGGGACCGCCTGCGTGCTGCTCGTGGCGACCGTGAACGTTGCGTGTGCCCATGATGGAACTGGCATGGAAAACTCCTATTCGACATTGATGTCGCCGATGGGGAAGCCGTTGCGATTCCCGGCGTCGCCCGCGCCGGGGTTGGGGCCTGGATTGGGGCCTGGATTGGGTGTGGGGAATGGCGCTGGCGTGATGACCACGCCCGGAGACGGTGAACCACCCGGTGGCACGACCGGGCCGCCGGGAATGAACGGGCTGGGCGTGATCGTGGGGCCGGGTGTTGGATTCGGGGCTTCGGGTGGATTGAACGGAGCCACCGTGATGATCGGGGTGTACGGATCGCCCGGGGTGGTGGGCGGCGGTGCCGGACCCGACACCACGCGCCAGATGCCACCCTCGTCGTCGGTCGGGGTAAATACCACGAACGTCGTGTCGGGCACGTAGTCGTCGTAGTAGAAGTGGTCGCAGCAGCATTGCAGGACCACCTCGCCCGTGCAGTCGTAAGGTGAAAGAATCGAGATTGATCCGTCACAAGGCACTACAAACCTCCCGTCACGATGCCGCCACCGGGAAAGACCTGACCACCCTCCCACGTCGTCGATGGGTCGCGGCCCTTGATGTTGATCGCCTCGTCGGTTTCAAGGATGTTCACGTCGCTCAACTCGGCGTCGGCGCGCTTGGCGAGCGTGCGGAGTCGCTGCTCCTCGTGCCGGAGCGATGGGATCAACTCCATCATGCGGACGCGGGGGCTCTCGGCGAACACTCGGGCCGTCTTAGCCGCCACGTACTCCCGCACGGGCAGTGGCATACACCCCCATGCGTAGGCCACGGTGTACGTGACCTTGAGGCCGTCGCGGTCGGAGAAGTCGTCGGTGTTGTTGTCCTTGTCGTAGAGCTTGTCGCCGAGCGGGGTGACGTTGACGCTGGCGTTCTCGGCGTCGGAGTCGATCGTCGTCGTGCCCGCCGGGATGCTGATCTGGCCCGTGGAGGCGTCGGGCGTGAGCGTGACGTTGGAGCGTGTGTTGTAGTGCCACGGTTCGGTGGAGACGATCAGGATTTCTTCGTTGAGGAAGTCCTCGATGAACGCCTGCTCGGACGAACCGCCAGTATCGAGCGCCGAGACTTTGTAGCCTCGGACGCGACGCAGAACGTAGTTGACCGCTTGGAGGATGGTCATGGTGCACTCTTACAGCGACATATTGATCCCGCGAAGGAGGACGGCCATTTGCTTTGTGGTGGACGTGTCGGTGGGTGAGATGGCGATGTGCGTGTGGCCGTTGAGGAACGGGATGCTGACGACCGTGTTGAGCATGTCGGACCCGCTTGGTGCCACCGCGTTGTTTGAGATTGCAGAGATCCCCTCGACGATGTTGAGGCCGTAGCTGGACGACGACCACGATGTCGAAACCGTGTCCATCGGATACCAAGACCCAGTGAGCCCGAGCGCCGTCGTGAGGTCGGTTGCCGCCGATGAGGCCGTGGTGAGCCCAACCGTTCCGAGCACCTTGACCTGGATCTTGGACGATCCGCCGATCTTGCTTCCGACAAGGATCGCGTTTGCGGAATAGGCGGACGACGCCGTGTTTCCAAGGAACTCAAGCTCTACGCCGCGAAAGCCTGCGGCTTGCAGGGCGGAAACATTGATGACCATCGGGTCGGTGCTGGACTCGGCCAGTGTGTACGTTGACAAGCCCGCCGCCGCCGTCTTGAACGTTCCGATGAGTTGGAGTTGTCCAGAAAGAGAAGCCATTACAGTGTCTCCATTCCTAAAAACGAATGCCCGTACGCCGCCGAGTTGAGCGCCGTAATCGCGCCCGACGCAAGGAAGTCGTAACCTCCAGGCATGAGGTGGAGAACGTCGCTGTCCTTGGTGTACGTAAATCTGTTGTTGTTGAGGATCGAATACGCCTCTGTGCCCCACAGCTTTTGCAGGTCCACGAAGAACGTGTTGTATGTTCCGCCAGCGATCTCGGCCTGAGCCTGCCGATATAGACGAACGCTTGCTTCTTGCGCGTGTTGGTTTGCCGTTCCCGGTGTCGTCGGAGCGTCGCTGATGCAGTGCGACGGCATGAGCATGAAGTACAGTTCGGTCCTGTCTGCGTTCGCTCCTCGATACGTGTTCCATCGAGCCCGGATCGTGGACATGAGATCCTGAACGTTGGCCTTGTGCCCGGCCTTCGTGCTGCCCGCGTTCACGCCGTCGTAGGACGTTGCCGCTTCGCCCGCGTCGTTAAATCCAGTGTTGATGATGACGCAGTGGCGAACCGTTCCATCACCACCTGCGCCTGCGGCGTGCTGGTCCGCAACGGCGTAGATGTACGCCTCCCACGTCAGTGTATCAAGAAAGCGAGCGGCCTCGGCCATGTCGTACGCGCTCATGCCGCCACGGCACAGGAAGGCATTCAGCGCGAACCCTCGGCTGAGGCTTGCGTTCGTCGCGTGCATGTAGAGATTCGCGCCAGTTCCTGAATCACCCGTGCCGCTGCCTTGGCAACACATGAGGTATTCACGGTTGTTGTATGTTGCGTTGGCAATCCGATCGGCGTCGGTTGAGAACCCGTTGCGGGCGACAACAAGATCGCCGTCGGAGCCACCGCTCACGCTGTACGCGGTTGTCTGGAGCGCCGCCGTGTATGATCCGGCTACCGTATTTCCGATCTGCGCCGTCGCCCCGTAAATCTCTAGCGTTCCGGCCTTGCCAGCCGCCGACTTTGCCATGATCGAAGAGTGTGTGAGACGACCGTTAAGCGGAATAGGACCGAAAATGGGCATGTAGAACGACGATGTGTCGAAGCACGTTCCGGTCGTGTGGTAGACCATTGCGTTTCCGAATGGCAACCAGTTCTGAGGGATGTTGTTGCGTCGTGCGTAGGCGGATGGAACGGTCGAGTTAGACGATGCTCCAGCAGCCCCGGTGACTGTTGCGGACGCCCCGGTGAGCGTTCCAGGGCTTGCCGTGAGTTCGACGTGCGTGGCGTCTGTCCTGCTCGCGATCGTGAAATCGCCGACAAGAGCGCCGCTGCTGTTGATAATAATCATCCGGTCGCCGGAGTGCCACGAATAGTTCGTGAAGTCCGTGCCGGACGCTACCGTCACCGTCGTACCAGACGTGTTGATGTTCGTGAGTTCGATGCCGACCTTGGTCTTGGTCGTGGCTGTTCCAGATATCGCCGACGCTTGCGAGTATCGAGAAAACGCCCACTCCTGCCCACCTCCAGCAACGTATTTGAGTCGGTTGTGTCGTGAGCCAAGTAGGCCAGTGCCGAAGCACGGGATACCGGAAGAACGTATGGCCCGAGCCAAACCCCTCGTCCACCCGAAATCGGTGTGGAGCCCGTTGCTGTCGGCGATGAGGGAGAACGACACGCGCCCCGTGTTCGCGGCGTACTCTCGAAGAGTCTTCCACTTGCTCGCGCCAACAACGGCTCGGGACATGCTTTGTTTGGTGACGGCCATTTACTTCTTCTCCTCCAGCTTGGCCCGCATGTACTCGATGGATTGGAGTGCCTTGCTCATGTCGCTTTGCAGCGAAGTGAGCGACGGCTTGAGTTCGGCACTCAAGGCCAGCAGCATCGTCCTGTTGAACTGGCTCTCTTTTTCAAGAGAGAGCACGCGATCTCCAAGGCTCTCGGCCTTGCTGATCCGCTCGTCGGTCTTCTTCAGCTCGACCTTCATCTCCGACACGATCGCGTTCTTAAACACGTCAAGGTCCGACGCGGTGACGACTTGCTCGCCGCGCGACGCGCCCCGGTAGTAGAAGAACGTGGACGCGCCGCCCGTGCCGCACATGGCCACAACGATGCCCGCGATGATTTTCCATCGCGCTGTGACTTCACGTTCGATCGCTGGAGAGTTTGGCATGGCTCACTCGTCGGGGAAGGGGACGGGAGTGCCGGGTACGGTCCCGGCGATGCAGTTGGCGTGTGCCTTGGCGATGGCGGTGAGGAGGGTGATGAGCGACGCGGCCGCGCCCGCAAGGCAGGCCGTCCGATTGCTCGGTGAGCCGTTCATGCACGCGGTGACGGCGGCGTCGTAGTCGTCGATCGCGTTGGCGAGCGCGACGGTGCGTGCGGAGTTACACTCTTGCGAGGTGGGCATTACGCGACCCCTTTCGTTCCGTGCTCTTGAAGTTGTGAAACGAGAGCCTTGGCCTTGCTACCCATCCATTCGTTGAGCAGGTTACCGCTCTCCTTGAACGCCTCGGCCATCTTCGGGTTGGAGGTCTTGGCGATGTCGATCGCGTCGATGATCTTCTCGACCTGTGCGAGCGTTTCGCTGTGGTTCGCGTCCGACTGCTTGGCGTTGCCCTTCTGCTTGAACCCGAAAGCAAGGCCGCCAAGTCCGACCACGGCGCTGACAACGCCTCCGATCGGTCCAAACGACGGCGCGATCTGTTGTACAAAGCTGGCCGCGTTCGCCCATGCGTCCGTCTTGGCCTGCGCCTCTTTGATCTGGATCGTGAGTGTTTGGAACGTGGACGCGAGAAGCATTTCTCTGGCCGACACGCTGGCGTTGTGGGTCGCTTCAAGTTGGGCGATCGCCTCGTCCAGATTGTCCTGCAACTGCTGGGCCTTCTCGGCACATTCGATGTTCAGCGCGGCAATATCCCTCTTGGCCTGACGCTGGAACTTGTCCACCTGACGCCGGAACGCCGCGTCCTCGGCTTGCGCTTCGGCCTTCTTCTCGGCCTCGATCTGCTTGTATTCGAGTTGGGCCTGCTCGATCGACACGCGCTGCCCGGTCGCACGCGGGCTGGGCACGGTCGTTTCGCAGCCACCCATGTACAGCACCGCCGCCGCACATGCCGACGCGATGAAAATGCCGAGCAACAGGCCCGACCGAAACACAGACTTGGTGGAGTGCTTCATAAAAGCCCGCCGCACGTTGCCGCGCGGCGAGCCGAAAGGGGGACGGAAAGCGATTAGGTGTCGCCGAGGTTTTCCCAACTGAACTTGATGTAGCCGGTCACGTAGATCGTGCCGCTTGCGGTGATGTCATCCGCCGTGCCGAAGTTGAAGTACAGGCCCGCTGCGGTCGTGCGCCCGTCCACGGGTGCGATGTAGGTTGCAGGAGACGCCGCCGTTCGGCTTCCCGCACTTGACGCAATAGCCGTAGTCGCGGAAGCGATGAGGCTTTGCTCGGTCGTCGCGAGAGAGGCCGGAGTGCCAGTATTCTGCGTCGTACCGACGCCGGTCACTGCACCTGACGTGTCCGCCATCGTGACGGCGGAAAGAGTTACGTCAATGACTCCACCCTTGAGCCAGATGTACCCGACTGGGAAGGTGTAGAACAAGCCCGTCTGTGTCGCTCCGCTGTTACCAGCGACCGAACTGGACGTGCGAGTGATCGTGATCGGGAAACTGGTAAACGTGACCTTTGTCGTTCGGGCCGGATATGGACCGCCAAACTCTTCCACGAAAAGCCCGGTGGTGGAAGGAATCGACCCCACCGTTTGCTCCGTGATTGGACGCCCCTTGTAAATGCTGGGCGTTGCCGGGTATGTATTGGTCGTTGCCATTGCTGTTTTCTCCTATCAGCCGGTGTACGCGCCGCTGTCGGCGGTGGTGCCGCTGAGCGATGCCACGGTGTTGAGGGTGTCGTTCGTGACTTCAATCGAGCCCGCGCACCACGGATGGAGCACGCCAGCACCGTTGAAGACGCTTGCCGCCATGAAGTAGCACTTGTTGCGGATGAGGTATTCCTCGTCGTGTTCGAGGCCCTCAAAGATCACCATGCCGATGGGTGCCACGCCGCCCTGCCCCGCACACAACGCGAGCGCCACGGGCGTGCCCGAAGTCGTGCTGTTGGGGGTGAAGTTGGCCTGGTACTTGGACGGGCCGGTCACGATGTTCTCGTCCGGCATCGAGCCGCCCATGCTCGACCAGTTTTCGATCTGGACGATCTGGAACCCTTCGACCACGCGGATCGTGCGGGTGTTCACGTCGTTGCCTGTGCCGCGTGCGTAGTCCTCGCTGAACAGGGTGCTCGCACCGAACGAGTGGCGCACGTTGTTCGGCGTGCCCACGTCCAGGACGTAGGTCGAGTCGTTCAACATGACTTCGTGGATGTAGGGCGTGATGATGAGGAGTCGGCCCTCGCGCGGAATCTGATCCTCGTCCATTCGGCGGGCCAGCAAGCGAAGGTCGCTTCGGAAGTTGCTCGCGCCCAAGGGTGAACGCGGGTAAGCCGCCGTGACCGACGTGCTGGACGAACCACTCGTGCTGCCGCCGCGCGTGACGCGGTTGCCGCCGTTGTGGATCGTGAGGCCGTTCTTGGATGCCGACGCCGTGCGTGCGGCGAGACAGCCGGTGATGTTCAGCCGCTTGTTGATCTTGCGGGCAAGGCGAGCACCCTGCGAGGCACCGAGCATCCCCATCGCGTCAAAGTGCGCGTAGTGGATCTGGTCCTTGGGCACCATCGCGTGGCTGACGACGTAGCCATCCGCCGTGATCGTGCCTTCCTCGAAGGCGTAGGCTTGACCGGCAAGCGTGTCGCCGGGCGTGAAGTCGTCCGGCTCGGGCAAGTCGGCCATCATCAAGAACTGCCACGACTTGCCTGCGGTGACGGTCTTGCGTGCAATGACATTCGACGGCGTGTTGAAGAGGTACGCACCGTTGCGGTACGCCTCGACCACGCTGCCCCAATACATCTTGAGCCCAAGGCTCGTGAGGTCGGTCCCGGCGCTATTGGCCAGGAACGGAACTGCGTTGACTGTGGACATTGAAGAACCCCTGGCTCCGCGTTACAGCGGGCTGTGCCAAGGCGTGGGCTTCGTTGATCCGACGGTCAGGGTGTCCAGGCGTTGCGCGGGCCTGACGGGTGACGCACAACGCGGGTCTTGCCGGAGCGGTCCTGCAAGCCTGGGGTGCCCGGTATCGCGCATACAGCGCGGGCGTCACACCCCTGCCAAATACTCGCCAAAGACTAGGCCCAGTGTTTCCACCGGGCAAGTCTGTCATCACCCAACACTTTCCACTGGATTGTTCGGCGGGCGTCCACGGCGACGGCGGGCCTTGAACGGTTCGACGTGTGGCTCGCTTGCGGTGGCGTTCAACGCGGCCTCGGCTTCTTCCTCGGAACGGGAGAGGTCCACGCCGGGAGCGGCATAGGTCGCCGTCGAGATGGGTTCCTTGTCCGCGATCTTCCCTTCCTTCGCGGCCAGCTTGCGTCGGAGTTCTTCGTTCTCGGCATGCAAACGGTCCATTTCCTCGTCGCCGATGCGGTCGGGCATCTTCGCCGAGCGGAGCATCTGGATGGCCGTGTTTGCCGCCGCAAGCCGATCGGCTGGGTGGGTGGCCACGCACACCGTCTGCTGGGGCTGATCGAGGGTCACGATCTCGGCGACAACTTCGTAGTTCTGGGTGCCCGCGATGGCACGGTCGGAGAACCGCACGCCACACTTCTTCTTTTCAAGGAATCGGTTTTGTTCTTCGGTAAATCGAATCACGCCTTGCTCCATTCAATGAACTTCTTGGGGTCGATGTTCTTCAACTGTTCGATGGCCTCTTGGTCGCCGCGCATGGCCGCCGTGCGCAACTTGGACCAATCGGAGAGGTAGTTGACCGGTCCTTTGGCCGGAACGCCGGGGCGTCCTTGGATGAGTGCGGGCTTACCCGGCTTGGCCTCAATCCCACCCGTAAGCTGGCTGAAATAGGCCACGGCGGGGCCGATCTTGCCGGATTGCAAGAGGTCGTCCAGTTCCTTCTGTTGCGCCTCGGGGAGTGTGCGGGCCTTCTCGTAGAACGCCTTGATGCCCTCTTCGCCGCCTACAGCACTCACAAACTTGTCGTAGTGCATCTTCGAGTTGAGCACCTTGATCGTCTCGTCCTTGAGTTCGGACTCCACCAGCTTGTTGGCGATCGCTCGGCTGAGCCACGGGTTGCCCTTGCGGAGCTTCACGTAGTCTTCGTCGGAGATCTTCCCATCCTTGAGCCTGGACGCCACGTCCTTCTTGTCCAACCCTGCCTTGGCGAGAATCGAGTCCACGTCGTCGCTTGGTTCGGCGTCAGGCTCTGATTGCGGCGCGATCTTGCTGATCTCACCCGGTTTCTCCTGCGGCTTGTCGGCGATGGACTCGATGCCCTTCTCGCCGCTGCTGGCGGTGGCGGCCTTGCGCAACTTGGCGAGTTCCTCCCGTTCCTTCTGCGTGTGCGATTGCAGGGCTTTGTATCGCTGTTCCCACGTCTGTTCGGGCTTGGCGAGTTCGTCGTTGGACACCGATCGCATCGTGGTCTTGCCGACCTGCGTGGTGGTTCCCAACCCTTCCGTGCCGGGGTCTTCGCCCGGCATCTCAATAGGGATGACCTGTTTTTCCATGCGTCTCCTTTCTTTTCTACGCGGCACCGGTCTGGGCACTCGCCTGGGCCGCCGCCGTGTTTTCGATGACTTTGCCTGTCGTTTCGATCGCCTGCTGCTGCGCCTGCACCTGCAAGGCTTTCTGCGTTTCCTGCTCTGTTTCCTCGCGGGTTTTGATGAGGCCCGGCTCGTAGAAGTTGGCGGCGCGGGTGAGGTAGTGGAGCACCTGATCTCGATTGAGCGGGGCGAGCATCGCCGGGTCGATGCGGCCAAGGCGCTCTAGCGTCGTGAGGAGCGAGTTGGCGCGGGCCGTGCGGGCAAGAGCCGCAACGCCCGTGAGCGCCTGAATCTCGACCATCTTGCGATTGAACATTTCGCCCACCTGCGGCGGCAACTTGTTCTTCTCTTGCAGCCAGTAGCGAGCGTAGTTGAACAGGGGAACCTGCTGGTAGTCCGCGATCTGGGACATCAGGCCACCCTGCATCCCCTCCATCTCGCGGATGACCGTCTCGGCAACCTCGTAGGCCGTCGTGCGTTCGCTCTGGCGGACGGACTCGCTGCGGAGCATGACCGACGCGCCCACGTCGGCGCGGATGTTCTCGTGGACCTTCTCAACCACCTGGAAATCGGGCATCTTGTCGGCACGGAAGAACGCCGCGTCCTGCACCTGCCCGCCCACGATGCGAGCGCCCTCGATGACGCTGCCCGTTCGCTTGGCAAAGTCGCTCGCGCGGAGTTCGCTCGCGGAATCAAGGAAAAGAAGGTGTTTGCTGGCCGTTGCCGCGAAATCCAACAGGCATTCGCGGAGCTTTTCGAGCGAACGCAAGTCGCCCTCGAACGCGGCAAAGAAGCCACGCCCGTAGTGCTCCTCGCCCACAAGCCGGTACGGGGTGCAGAAATATCGGCTGTGCTTGTCCTCGGCGGTGCGGATTTCGACGCCGTTGATTTCCTGCGTGATGGTCCACACGCGGGAGAACGGGTGCATCTCAACCCGCGTGTAGAGCGGGACCATGCGTTCCGTGCGCGTCGCCTCCAGGAGTTCTTTGGGGAGTTCGGACTTGGCGAAATCTTCGTCGGAGAACGATGCCGCGTCCTTGGATTCTTGCGTGATGTGCAGCACGGGCGAGCCGCTGGTGTCGCGTTGCGAGACGTAGCGGTCCTGCCGGAAGAATCGGATTCGGAAGTCGTCGCCCTCGGAACCGTCCTCTTTCATGCCGTGATCGACGCATTCGAGCACGTCACCACCCACAAGCAACTGCATGAGCGAGCGGTATTTCTGGGAGCGGAATCCGAGCGGCTTGGTGTAGTCGCGGCTGGACGACTCGAAAAGGCTGTGGACGTGAAGGTCGGCGAGGAAAAGAAGGTCTTGCGCCTTCTGGATCGCGGACGGGTCTGAGCCTGAGTACAGATACTCGGGTGAAAGCGAGAACTTTCCCCAAGGAAACTCGGCGGGGAACAAGTATGTGAGGAGCACGCCCGCGAGATTGACCGCGCCGCGCGGGCCGAGAGACTGGTACGGGTTGGGCAGGTCTTGGTCGGGGCGCTGGTTGGACTTGGGGAGAACGGCGGGCTCGGTGAGCGCCGCGATCTGGCGGACCTGATCGAGCGAGCCCTTGCGATCGGTATCGAGCGAGGACCATTCCGACGCGATGGGTCCGGTCTTGAGTCCTGCACTCATTGCGATTCACCCCTTTTTTTGTGGGACTGAATCGCGGCGTCGATGTCTTTCAGGATCGACCACTGCCCGAGTTTGATGGCGTAGTCGTATCGGAGCGATTCACTGGCGAGCGCCTCTGGTCCGCCCATGACGGGCATTTGGTACTTGTGGTTCCACAAGTCCGCCAGCCTTTCGAGAGTGGCCACGTCCAGATCGCGGAAGGTGATTCTGGGACTTGGATCTCGGCTCGAAGAGGTCAACGACACGATGGCCCAACTCCTTGAGATGCCAGTGTAAGTCCTCTGGCGTCAAGATGTTAGGCACTAATGAGAACCCAGAATCAATAAGCGTCCGAAAAGAAACTGAGAGGCAGTTCCGGCCGTCCATTGGGTTGCCGTTGAGGAGTCCCGAGTAGGACCGGAGCACCTCGGTTGCGCCTTTGCCGACGATCTCGGGGAAGGTGACCTTGCGCGGAACCGGCACATCGATCATCCGCCACAGGTACGGGTGCTGCACAAAGAACACGTCGTGGGGGACGAACATGGACCGACGTAGACGCACGTCGAGTACGACCTCCCCATCCCCCACGCTTACGTGGTTTATCGGACTATTGGTGAGTCGAGAGACAAGCCCTGCGGCGCGGCCGTCGATGGAAGTGGACTCGGGGATGCAGGCGAAGAAGACGTAGGCGGATGGCATTATCCCTTCGGCCCTCCCGTCATCGGATCAAGCTCGCGGACTTTCGTGTCCCATACTCCGTATTGGACGCAAAACGACACGGCGTCAACCCTCTCCATGAAGAGCCGTTCGCCTTTCCATTTGCCAAGAGTGTCTTGCCACAAACCCCACAACCTCGGCAAGTTCTTCTCGATCTTCTTCGCGACCTCCTGCCGTCCGTGCTCGCGGGCTTCGGCCAGTTGGCCACGAAGTAAATCAAACGCCGACGAATAACGGAAGGTCATCATCCGCTG